ATGCCGGAGAAGTACGTCTGCTACTCCACCAACGAGGTCGCGATGTACGCCTGGTTCGTCCCGCTCACCGCGCTGATGTGGCGGGAGGTCGCGGGTTACCGCTCCATCGTCGCCGCGGTGGGGGACGTTCCGTCCCTCGTGCTCGACGCGGCCGCGGAGGTCGGGGCGCGGGTCGTCCCGGTCGCGCCGGTCAAGTGCTGCGGCGGCGGGACGCTGTCCCAGATCGTGCGCCTGTTCGCCTACCTGGCCCCGGGCGTCGAGCCCGAGGACTACGTCCTGCTGGGCGATGCCGACGCCTGGCCGCTGCAGGAGTTCGCCTTTCGCCCCGCGACCGAGGACCTGTTCCTGATGTACGCCGATTGGGTGACGTCCTACCCCATCGGCTACATCGGGGCCCGCGCGCGCGTGTGGCGCGACATCGTCAGGATCCACGCCCCCACCATGGGTGAAGCGGTCGAGGAGTTGTTCCTGACCGACCCCGTGCTGGCGGACGGGAGGAGCGACGGCTGGAACTACGACGAGGCCTGCATCACCGCCATGATCAAGGCTTGGCGCGGGTTCCCTGGGCGGACCCAGCTCGTCCCCCGCAGCGGCGACCCCATCGCCGGGCGCATCGACCGCGCCGCGTGGCCCGCCGACCCGCGCGTCGACGGCATGATCGATGCGCATCTGCTCCGGCCCGGCTGGACCGATGAAAACTGGCCGCGTCTCCGCCCTTTGCTCGCGCAGCTCCTCCCCCCGGGCTGGCTCGCCTGGGCCGACGCCTACCGGGACGGGTGGGTGAAGGATCATCCGTGAGCCTGCCGCGCGTCATCAGCCTGGCCCTGTTCCGCCCGCTGCCCGGGGAGCACCGGCACGCCGACGCCCTCGACCACTTCCCGCGCTTCCTGCCCGCGCTCCTGCGGGCGGCCCGGGAGCTGTTCCGCGGCTGGGAGGTCTGGGTCCACCACGACGACGGCTTGGACTCGTGCTACTACGGGTCGACCCTCAAGCTTCTCGCGCGGCAGGGCTACCTCCGGCTCGTCTACTGCGGACCTGTCGCCGCCCTGTGCCACGCGATGCTCTGGCGCCTCTACCCGGCGCTCGATGGCGCGGCCGAGCACGTCCTCTGCCGGGATCTGGACTCGCTCGCCACGCCGCGCGAGCGGCACGCGGTCGAGGGTTGGCTCCGGTCGGGCCGGGCGCTCCACGTCATGCACGACCACGCGCACCACGCGAGCCCGGGCGCGCGGGCATTCATCCCGGGGGGAATGTTCGGCCTCCACGTCCCGGCCTTCCGCCACCTCACCGGGCTCACCAACATGCGACAGCTCCTCGTCCACGCGCAGCAGCTCGGCGTTAGCCTGCACGCCAAGGGGGACGATCAGGTCGTGCTCAACAGCTTGCTGCCGCCCCTGATCGGTGACGATTACCTGCTTCACGCCTACGACCCGGGCACCGGGCACGCCGCGGTGGACCCGGTGGCACTCCCGGGTGTGGACAAGCGGGCGCTGGCGCGGGGCAACGCATTGACCCCCTACACCGGGGGCGTGTTCGACGTCGCCCCGGTGGTGGCCTTCTACAACCAGCTCCCTAGCTCCAACCCGATCCACTGGGCGGAGCAGCAGACCGGCGAGGCGGTCCCCCATTGAACGACTACGCCACTCATCAGCCCGTGCTCTTGGCCGCGCTCGCGGCGACCGAGGGCCCCGTCTTGGAATGCGGGGCCGGTCATTACTCGACCCCGCTCCTGCACGCCTATTGCGCCCCGACCCTGCGGTCTCTGATCACTCTGGAGGACGACCCCACCTGGATCGAGGCCTACGCCTACCTCCGCTCCTTCTGGCACGACGTCGACCTCGTGCCGGACTGGGACGGGCTCGGCACCGGGCAATACGACGTCGCGTTCGTCGATCACCGGGCGGAGGCGCGCGTCCCGACCATGCTGCACCTTCGCGAGCGGGCGCGGTTCATCGTGGCCCACGACACCGAGGCCGCCTGCTACGGCTACGCCGCCGCCTGGCCCGCCTTCGACTGGGTGTGGACCTTCGCCCGCTACAACACCTGGGCCTCCATCTGCGGGATGGGGGACCCGCCGCACTGGCTTGAGGACGCGCTCTCGCCTGGGGTCGCCGGGCCGCCGAAGCCCTACCGATGATCACCGTCCTCTACCCCACCTGCCGCGGGCCCCACGCGCTCGCCGACCAACCGGACCTGAGCCAGTACGACCTGCTGGAGATGTCCCTGCGGGAGCAACGGTTCACCGACTTCGAGCTGATCATCGTGCAGGACGGGCCCGAGGCGGAGCACGACGTGCGCGGCTTCGGCTGGCTCGGCGACCGCTTCCGGGTCGTGCGGGCGCGGCGGACGCCGTGGCGCGACCGGGGGGCGTTCTGCCCGGCCTCGGCGCGGAACCGGGGGCTGCGGGAGGCGCGCGGCGACCTGGTGCTCGGGCTCGACGACTGCACCTCCTTCGACCCCTTCCTGCTGGAGCTGGCCGCCGGCTACGCGCAGAGCCAGCGCTACCTGTCCGTGGTCTGCTACCCGGCCGCGCGGGAGCCGCCCCCGCGGCATCAGCTCGTGCAGCCGCAGTCGCTCGCGGGGGGCATCCTCTCCTACCCCCGGGAGCGGGCGCTCGCGGTCGGGGGGCACGAGGAGCGGTTCGACGGCGCCATGGCGCTGGAGGATTGGGAGTTCAGCGCGCGGCTCGGCGTCTCGTTCTACATGGACGCGGCCGCGCGCGTGGCCCTGCACCTGCACGAGGGGCGGCGGCGGCTGTCCTTCCGTTGCTGCCACGCGGTCTGGGCGCTGCTCCGCCGGCAGCCGCGCGGGAACGTGCCCTGGACGGAGGAGCAGCGCGTGGCGTTCGGGGAGTGGTGCCCGTACGCCGGGGAGCGCGACGGGCCGAACCTGCACTGCGGCGTCAACGGCGGGATGTGCGATCACCGGGAGCGACCGGATGCCGAGGCCCGCGCCATCATCGCGGGCTACGAGTCCGCCCCGTGGGACCCGTTCGGGGTTGACTGATGCCGCGGGTCGAGCAGCTCCAGATTGAGGCGTGCCGCGCGAACATGGTGCGGGGGCAGGCGAAGCGCGTCCCGCTTGACGTACGGCGCCCGCTGTTCGGCTACGTCGTTGCGTGCCCGAGTTGCGGGCGCGTCACCTTCGCCTCGCCCGTGATGGACGTCGTGGTGGTCGAGGTCGGTGGCTGCTTGACGTCCGCGCGGTTCCCATGCGACGGTTGCCTGCGCATCATCGAGATCGAAGGGGGGGAGTTCCAGTGAGCAACGCGCACCTGTCCCAACTGCTCGACGCGGCTGACGCCGCCGAGGACATGCTGACCGCGCTCGGGCGCGAGGAGCTGGTCGAGAAGGCGATCAACATCCTCAACCCGCGCCAATTCCTCGTGGTCGTGGAGCGCACCGCGCGCCGACTCAACCGGGTCACGCGCTTGACCGAGGCGCAGGCCCGCACCGAGGTCCTCCACGAGCTAGACGTCGACTGGGCGAACCTATCGGCGGCTAAGCGCGCCGAGGTCATCCGCGCCGCGTCCTACGTCTACAAGCGTGCCGGCCAGGAGGCGCTGCCCAAGGTCTCCGAGGTCTTCCGGCTCGAGGCGCCGAAGTTGGTCAAGGACACGAAGAAGGCTTCGGTCCGCTCCTTCAAGCTCGACATCGACACGTCGCTCACCCTGGTGGACAAGCGGGTCGCCGAGAACGCTTCCTCGATGCAGACCCTTTTCGCGCGTGATGCCTACGGCCGGCGCGTCGAAGAGTTCAGCGAGGGGGCGCGCGACATCGTGTCGAAGGGGTTAGAGCAGGGGCTCGGGCGCACGGACATCGCCGCGGACCTGGAGGCGCTGTCGGTCGCGCGGGGCATCGACCGCTCGCTCTCCTATTGGCGCATGATCTCCTCGTCGTTCTCCGGGCGCGCGCGGGCCGCCGCGCAGGTGGCCGCGCTGCAGGAGGCGCGGGTCCAGACCTACCGCTTCAACGCGGTGATGGACGAACGCACCAGCAACGTCTGCCGCATGCTGAACGGGACCACCTGGAGCGTCGAGTCGGCGGCGGACACGCTCACCCGCACCGCGGAGCTGACCGACCCGGAGGACGTGGTCAACTCGCAGCCTTGGATCTCCGAGGGCAAGGACGAGGACGGGAACCCGGTGCTCTACTACAAGAAGGGGGACCGGCGGCACTACGTCGCCGACGTGACCGCCTCCGCGATGGGGCGGAAGGACGAGGCGGGGGAGTTCAAGGCCCGCATGAGCAACGAGGACATGGCGGCGGCGGGGATCACGGTTCCCCCCCTGCACGGTCACTGCCGCTCGTTCATCACCATGGAGGACTGACGTGGGCATCTTCTTCGACGCGCGCGAGACGAACGACATCCTGGCCGCCGGCGTCCAGCGGGCCGTGCAGCGCAGCCTGGCGACGCGCCCCATGATCGTGCTGACCCGGGCGGAGGTGCAGCGCCGGATCGAGCTGGCGGGCAAGGTGGCGACGGAGCTGGCCTACGAGAAGGGCTGGCCCGCGGACAAGGTGGTCGACAAGCTGACCGAGGCGCTCGAGTCCCTTCTTGACGGCAAAGACTACAAGCCCGATGATAGGGCGACCTGGCTCACGGACGACCCAGGCGCGAACGAGGGAGGCAGCGATGCAGGTAACACTTGAGAACCTGATGACCCCGGCCGAGTACGTCGACACGGTCGACAAGGCGCTCGACGCGCTGGCGAAGCCGGCCGACCCGGTCGAGGCGGCCAAGCTCTCCGAGCTGGCCGTGACAACCAAGAGCCTGCTTGCGCTGCTCAAGGACGCGGGCATCACCAAGAACGTCCTCGCCTGGCCCACCGCCGTTGCGAAGGCAGATCCCCTGCCCGACCAGGCGTGGCCCGCCGACCTCAACAGCCCCGAGTTCCTCGACCGGCGCCGGCCCGAGGCGTACATCGAGACGCGGACGGGCGGGCGCGCCGAGGTCGCGAAGGCGGCGGTCATGGTGAGCGACGGCGGTTGCGTCCACATCACCTCCGACGCCGGGCTGAAGGCCAAGGAGATCGCGGCCCGCCACCTGACCGCGCTGGTGGAGGAGCTGGAAGTGATCGGCGTCCACGCCACGGGGAAGATCGGCGACGGCTTCGCCGACGTCTTCTTCGGGAGGTGACCGATGGACGACCAGGGAGCCGCCTTGCTCAAGGGGAACTCAGTGCTCATCCCGATCCGCATGAGCCTCAGCATGGAGGACCCGTTCTCCGTCGTCCCGCCGGCCGCAGCGGAGAAGGCTGACCCCACGACGATCCAGACGCTCATCTTCGACAAGGACAAGTTCAAGTCGGTCGCCGACGCGAAGGCCTGGGCGCGCGACCACGACTTTAAGGCCCCGGAGGTCGACGAGACCGAGGACTCCTACCGGCTGCGGCAGAAGGAGCCGGGCACGTTCGCCGAGGGGAGCATGCGGACCATCACGCTCAAACCCGGCGTCAAGGCGGTCATCGGTCGCCTGAAGAAGCGCGACGGCGATGCCGCCTGCTATTACTGCGGCAGCGCGATGACGAAGGCCGAGGCCGCCGAGGTCTGGTGGTGTGCGCGCTGCGGCGCCTCCGTGGTCGGCAACCCCGCCCCCCCGCTCGCGGGCGAGGTGGCGAAGCAGACGAGCGGCGAGAACGTCGCGAAGGTCGTCCCGCTGATCAAGGCCGATGAGGAACGCTACGCGCTCGGCGTGGTGCTGGTCCCCGAGGAGGTCGACTCGCAGGGGGACATCTACTCCGACGTCGAGGTCAAGCAGGCCGCGCACCGCTTCATGGAGGAGTACCAGACCGTGGGGCTGATGCACCGGGAGAAGGCCGAGCAGGTGCGGATCGTCGAGAGCTTCGTCGCCCCCGCCGACTTCCAGGTCGGGGACAACGCGATCAAGAAGGGCACCTGGCTCCTCGGCCTGCACGTCACCGACGACGCCGTGTGGAAGGCGGTCAAGGCGGGCGAGCTGACCGGGCTCTCTATCGGAGGCTCCGCCGTCCGCTACCCCTCCACCGACCCGGACAAGATCCCCACGCAGGCCGGCGATGCGGCCTGACCTCGAGAAGCGCATCCCCATCGTGAAGGGCGAGGACGAGCAGTACGTGCTCGGAGTCGTCCTCGTGCCCGAGGAGGTCGACTCCCAGGGCGACGTCTACTCCGCGGAGGAGGTGCGTCGGGCGGCCCACCGCTTCATGGAGGAGTATCAGACCGTAGGCGTCATGCACCGCGAGGGGGCGGGCCCGCAGACGCGCGTGGTCGAGAGCTACGTGGCGCCCGTCGACTTCCAGGTCGGCGAATACTACATCAAGCAGGGGACCTGGCTCCTCGGCATCCACGTCGACGACCTGGGCCTGTGGCGGGCGATCAAGGCGGGCGAGTTGACGGGCCTGAGCATCGGTGGCTCCGCCGTGCGGCGCCCGGTCGAGTTCCCCAACGCGGCCGAGATCGCCACGGGCGAGCCCACGCTGAACCCGATGCCCCGGCAGATGCAGGGGGCCGAGCAGAAGTTCACCCCCGAGCAGGCGCGGGCGGTCGGCGACCGCCTCGGCGTTGACTGGGACGCGATCGACGCGGAGCAGTTCCGCCTGGGGCTGGGCGTTGAGATGGAGCACTGGGCGACGGCGGGGCACGACCTCGACACCATCGGGCGGATCGTGCTCGACCACCTCGCGGAGGACCCCTTCTACTACGCCAAGCTGGACCGCGCGAACCTGTGACGCGGAAAAGGCGTGGACGGGTCTTGACATAGGTTTCTGAAACTAAGACACTGAGCGGGACATGCTGACGAAAGCGACGAGCGAGCAGGTCAAGGCGAAGGCGCGGCTGAGCGAGATCAAGGTCCACGAGGTGTCGCTGGTGGATCGCGCCGCGAACCGGAAGCGGTTCTTGATCGTGAAGCGCGCGGTCCCCGTGGCGAAGGCACCGCCGTACGACACTGTGCCCCCGCCCCCGTTCGGTCCGCAGCCTGCCGACACCCCCGCCATTGCGCAGCCCGGCCCGCAGAACACGTCGGCCGGCGGCGCGGCCGCGACCGTGCCCGCGCTCGCGATGTCGGCGAAGTCGGCCCTGACCGAGGGCCTCGTCAAGGCGATGCAGGAGTTGACCGAGGTCCTCGCTGAGGTCAAGGGCATCGCCGAGGCCCCCGAGGGCACCGAGCCGGTCACCCCGACCGACCTGGTGGACAAGATCAACGAGGTCGCCGACGACCTTCACATGCTACCGTCGCAATGCGGGCTGACCGCCCCGGAGGAGACCATGAACGAGCCCAACGTGCAGCAACCCGCGCCGGCGACCCCCGCCGACACCACCGGCAGCGCGGTCCCCAGTGCCGTCCCGGCCCCCGCCGTCAAGGGCGTGGCCGTCCCGGTCGACAAGGCGAACAAGCTCTCGAAGATGAAGCTCAACAAGCTGAAGGACTCGATGGCGGAGATCATGCATGCCCTCCTCGACGCGGTCATCGCGGGCGAGGAAGGCGAGAAGGCGAAGGAGCCGCCCGAGGCCGAGGCCGAGCCGGAAGAGATGCGCGGTGGCGCGCAGGCCGTGGCTCCCGAGGAGCCGCTCCAGCACCCGACCGTCCCCACGGACAAGGCGCTGGATGCGGTGGGCACGCCCGAGGCGCCGGCCACGAAGCCGGGCGCGGCGGCCCCCGCCCTCGGCACCCCGGTGCTGGCGGAGACCCCGCAGGTCGCCCCGCACCCCGCGGCGCAGACCAAGCCGGAGATGAGCGAGGAGATGAAGCGGCTCGATTCCGCGATCAAAGCGCAGGCTGCGCAGCTCGCCAAGATGGCGAACGCCTCCGGCGTGTCCCATTCGATGGTGCCCGAAACCTCCAGCGCGCCGACGGGCGGCGCGAACCCCTTCGACGGGGTCGAGGTCGGGTCGTTGGGGCTGCCGGACCTGGCGCCGCCCCTGGACAACTCACACTTCCAGCGCCTCGCTGGGAAGCGGTAATCGGCCACCGGCCGGGAACGAAAGGAAAACCGAGATGAGCATCACAGACAACCGCAGCCTGATCCAGAAGGCGGACGTCGCGGTGGCCGACCTCAGCGCATCGGGCGGCTACCTGCAGCCGGCGTTCGCGAAGGAGTTCCTCGACATCGTGATCAAGGCGGGCATCCTCATGGGGCTCGCGACCGTGATGCCGATGAAGTCGCACACCCAGTACATCGACAAGATCAAGTTCGGGTCGAGGGTGATGCGGAGCGGCGCCGAGGGCGAGGAGCTGAAGCTCGCCGACCGCAGCAAGCCGGACCTGGGGAAGACCATCCTCACGGCGAAGCTGCTCAAGGCGCAGTGCAACCTCTCCGATGAGGTGCTCGAGGACAACATCGAGCAGCGTGCGCTCCAGCAGCACATCATGCGGAACCTCGGCGTCGCCGCGGCCCGCGACCTGGACGAGCTGTTCATCCAGGGCGACGTGACCAGCGCCGACGCATACCTGGCGCTGCTCGACGGCCTGCTGGTGCAGACGGGCAGTCACACCGTCGACTGGCTCGACGCGAAGATCACGAAGGGCCTCTTCCGCGACATGCTGAAGGCGCTCCCGAGCCAGTACCTCCGCGATCGTCCCGACCTGCGCTTCCTCACCTCGGTGCAGGCCGAGATCGACTACCGCGACTCGCTCGCGGACCGTGCCACCCCGGGCGGCGACGTCTGGCTGCGCGACAACGTGCCGGTGCCCTACGCGGGCATCCCGGTCATCGCGGTCCCCATGATGCCCGAGAACATCGGCACCGGGACGCACTGCACGGACTGCCTGCTCTCGAACCCGAAGAACTTCACCATCGGCATCTGGCGGGAGATCCGGTTCGAGGTCGAGCGTCGGGCGACCGCCGGCAAGACCTACATCGTGGCGAGCATGCGTCTCGACGCGAAGTGGGCGAACGAGGACGCCGCCGTCAAGGCGACGAACATCAAGGTCGCCTAGCGCGGCCCCGCGGGAGTGGACGCGGTGTCCACCCTCGAACGTTGAGCAACCCGCCCCGCGGCCTCGTGGCCCCGGGGCGCTGCAAGGAGAAAAGAGATGGCTGGCGGAGCAACCAGTGCCCTCGGAACCATCACGAGGGTCTCGCACAGCGGCGACCAGGCGACCCCGGTCCCGTACGACCTCATCACCATGCCCGGCGACGCGGACTACGCGACCGGCGGGACCACGGGCCTGCTCGCGGCCTTGCGGCTCAAGACGAAGGACAACCGCGAGATCGTCGCCGCGGAGAACAGCGGGCAGCTCGTCCATTCGTCGGGCGCGGCGGTCACGACCTGGTATCATGTGACCTATGACCGGGCGCACGACAAGATCCAGGTGTGGAAGTCCAGCACCGGGAACCCGGACGCCGAAGTGGCCGCGGGAACGGACCTGAGCGCCATCCGGTTCGAGTGGATCGTTTGGAGCCGCTAGGCGCCGAGCGCCGGAAGGGAAGGTCCCGATGACGACCATCAACAAGGACTTCGGGTCCGGCGGGTCACCGCTGAACCCCGCGGGGGGCGGGCAGATGCCCTCCCTCATGCAGACGCTCCAGGACGTCGCCGACGACCACGCGGTCCTCGGGCTCCTCGCCTACGCCCCGACGAACGCGTCGACCCAGTCCTCGGGGACGGGGAACATCGACTGGAACATCAACCTGTCGGTGGGCGAGGTCGCGCTGGGTGGGTACTGGAAGCAGTACGACATTCAGGCCGACTTCGACGTGCTCTCGGGCACCTGGATCGTGAACGTCAGCCAGAGCGTCTACGCCCGCCTGGTGGCGAAGCTGGTCGGCACGACCATCAGCCTCCAGGTGGTGTTCGGTGTCGCGGCGGCCACGGGGAGCGAGGTCGCCCCGACCGACGCGGCCGTCCAGGCGGCGGTGGGCTCGGGGAACAAGTGGTGCGACGTCGCGCTGCTGCACATGTCGCGCGACAGCGGCACCACGCTGGCCCAGACCCAGCAGAACAGCTACCGGACGAAGACGCTCAAGGGCACCACGAACAAGTCCTGGCTGTAGGCCGGGGCTCATGCGGGGGCCGCCTGACCCCCGGGGGAGAACACCGCCATGATGTTGGCACGCCTCAAGAAGCACGATCCGTCCAGGGGACACGTCAAGCAGGACCACACGCACCGCGGCCAGAAGTACGAGCATGACCGCTGGTACGAGGTCGCCGACAGCATCGCGGCCGAGTTGGCCCTTGTCCGTGAGCACGAGCTAAACCCGAACTCGCCCATGGCCTTCGACGTCATGTCGCGCGGCTCCGCCGTCGCGATGGAGCACGAGGAGCGCCGGCAGCGGGAGGAGGAGAAGCGCACCCCGGCAGAGACCCCGATCAAGGTGTCCGGCGGAGCCGACTTGACCTCCGCTGATCTCGCGCCGCCTGCGCCGCCTGTCCCGCCCCCGGCCCCGCCGGTGGTGGACGTTCCGGTGGTGGCGGCGGCTTCAGCGGTCCCGCCCTCGCCGCCAATGGCGGCGGCCAAGGGGAAGAAGCGCGGCGCGTCCGCGCGTGGGGAGGCGGGGCCGAAGTAGGTTCAGGTGGGGCGCGGCCCCGCCCGCCCCGTCTTCCTTGCTCCCCCCGAGGAGGGCGAAGCGGTCTCGACTGCGGCGGGGCTTTTGGATAGGAGGGCCTCACCGTGATCGTCGTGCCTCGGGGACAAGCCGTCACCCTGGACAACCCGGCCCTCGACTTCGCGTACGCCAGCGCCAACGCTGCGAGCGCCCTCGCCTCGGGGGAGCAGAGCATCCCGCCCGGCTACCTGCAGGACGTGACCGCCCTGTCCTTCGCCGTTTTCGACGCCTCGACCCCCGCCAAGCGCGCGGCGCCCGTCCAGGTCTATCCGACGCTGCCAACCGCGTCGGTCCCCGTTGACCTAGAGGCCTGCGCGCTTGGTGTGGGGCGTTACATCTTGCCCTGGAGTCCCTCGGCGGCCGAGCCGGTCGGCCGGCACTTCGCGCGCACCTGGTGCACCACGCCGGTCCCCGGGGCGGCCGTGCAGGTCGCCGACCGGGAGTTCGAGGTGGCTACCCCAGAGGTCGCGGCCGTGGCCCGGGACGGCTACTGCCTCGTCAGCGACTTGCGGGCCGAGGGCCTGCTCGAGACCGAATACGACGACACCCGGGTCGGGATGATCATCGCGCAGTGCAGCCGCATGATCGAGCGGTACACCGGGCGCTGGTTCGAGCCGCGCTACCAGGCGCTCTTGATGAACGGGCGCAACGCGCGCAAGCTGTTCCTCGACCATCCCATCGTCGCGGTCGAGAGCGTCGCGGTCGAGGGCGTGGCCCAGCAGCCCTCCGACATCGTGGTCTACAACCGGCACCTGCAATCGCGCATGACGATGCCGGACGACCGGGACAACCCCAAGATCGAGTTCCGGCACAGCTACGGGGAGTTCTGGACCGGGACCTACTGGTCGAGCTGGAGCGCGCGTCTCGGCGCCTTCTTCCCCTACGGCCAGCAGAACGTCGAGGTCGTTGGCCTGTTCGGCTACACCGACTGGGACGGCTCGGCCATCGGCAAGACGCCGGACCTGATCCGGCATTGCTGCAAGCTGATGGTCATCCGCGAGCTGCCGCAGATGACTGACCACGACGAGCGCGAGGATCGGCGCCAGCGGCACCGCTACACCGGGGAGACCACCGACAAGCAGAGCCGCACCCTCCAGCCGCTCGAGGTCGGAATGTTCACGGGCGACCCGGAGATAGATCGCATCCTGTCCTCCTACGCCCGCGGCCCGATGGTGCGGGGGATCTAGCCGTGGCGCGCGGCCGCCTGCTCAGTTGGTTTCGGGTTGATCTCAAGCTGCTCGACCCGGAGGCGACCATCGCCCCGGTGACGGTGGGCAGCACCACGGTGCTCGACTCGGGCTACGACCCGGTGTTCCGCGTGACCCGGCGCGTCCCCGACGGGACCTGGGAGGGGACCAGCGTCAAGCAATACACGACGGTCACCCTCAAGGCGCAGGTCAGCAACGAGCAGTATGACGACCTGGCCGCGCTCATCAACGGCAACGAGCTGCAGCACCTCGTCAACTTGGTCTTCCACTTCAAGGACCTGGTGCGGGTCGGCATGGTCGACGCCGTGACCGGGGTTGCGCGCATCCGCGTCGACGCCCAGCTCACCGCCTACCGCAACCGCCGCGGGATCTTGATCCAGGACATCGCGGCCATGAACATGTTCGCGGTCGAGGCCCGCCCGGTCGCTTTCGGCATCGGCGAGTCCCGCAACCTGCTGCAGGTGCGGTTCGACACTCGCGAGCACGGGCCGCGGAGCGGTTAGCGTGGCCGCCAACGCCATCACCAAGACGGGGAACCACAAGCTCGTCGCGCAGCTTCTCATGTCCGTGCCCAAGGAGCTGAAGGGGGCACTCGACGCGGCCCTCGCCCAGGAGGGGCTGTTTGCGATGGGCGAGGTCAAGCGGGGCATCGTGGCCCAGGCCCCCGGGGGCGTGGCGTTCACCCCCCTGGCGGCGACCACCCTCAAGGCCCGCGAGGTCGGCGGTGCCGGGGGAAAGAGTCCCAAGTTCGGGGGGTCCAAGGCGCTCATCGTCACGGGCGAATTGCTTAACGCCATCACCAGCGTGGTTGAGGGGGGCACGGCGTTCGTCGGCCTCCTGCGGACGGCCCGGAGCAAGAACGGGAAGGACCTGGCGAACCTGGGCACGATCCACGAGTACGGGGCCGGGCCCACCGTCATCCCCTACAAGAGCGAGCGCCAGCGCCGCTACGTGATGTGGCTCATGCGGGAGGCGGGGTTGACCGGCAGTCCCAAGACGGGGAGCGCGGGGGGTGGCGCGTACACGTTGCGCATCCCCGCGCGCCCGTTCCTGCGCCCGACCTTTCAGCTTCTCTACGGCAACGCCACCGTCGCCCGGGAGCGGTTCCTGGCGCGACTCCGACGGCTTCTTCCACCGCAGGTCGGCATCAAGTGACCGTCGACCATCTTGACATAGCCTGCCGGGTAGTCGACACTCAGGAACGCTGACATGGCCGTCCCGACCATCACGTCGTTGTCGCCCAGCCGCGGACCCACCGCCGGGCGGTCCTACGTGGAGGTCACGGGCACGGGCTTCCGCGTCTCCCCGGCGCCTCCGGCGACCGGGGTAGTGCCGCCCCCGGATCCCACGGTCGCGGTGACCTTCGGGGGGCGTGCGGCCACCGCGGTCGAGGTCGTCGACGCGACCCTCCTGTCCCTGCGCTCCCCCATCGGGGACCACGGGGCTGGCTCGACCCCCCTGGCTGCTGACGTGGTCGTGACGAACCTGGACGACGACGGCGTGCCCATCCCGGGCGAGACCGTGACCCGGGTCGGGGGCTACACCTACTTCTTGCCCGCTCTCACGAGCGAGGCCGACTTCACCCGCCTGGTGCGGCTGCTCATCCTCGAGCTGCGCCGGCAGGTCTGCGAGGAGACCGTCAAGACGGTCGAGACCGACTGGTCGGATGACGAGAGCGCGGTGAAGGAGCTAACCGGGAGCGCGAAGTTGCCCTCGATCAGCCTCATCGGCCCGCGCCTGTTTCGTGACGGGGTGCGGTGGAGCTGGGACAACCCCATCACGCAGGTGGGGCTCGAGACCCTGCGCCACCAGTTCGCCTACACGGTGGACGTCGAGTTCACCTTGGTCATCGCCACCAACGACGACGTCGAGCTGCTTAACCTGATGGCGCAGACCATCGAGTTCTTCCGGCGGAACCCGTGGATCTACATGGACCGCGACCCCGCGAACCTCGCGCTCGGTCAGGTCAAGTACGAGATGCGCTGGGCGCTGGACGGGGAGCTAGCGACGACCTCGACGCCCAACCTCAACAACCTGCGCTCCGCGGCGGGGCGCTTCGTCATCTACGGGTTCGGCGTGGAGAGCCTGGCCGGCGTTGCCGGTGACGGCATCATCGGCACGGGCGCCATCGCGGAGACCGTGGAGACCCAACTCGAACACCTGGGGGACTGCTGATGCCGGTGACGCTCAAGAACCGCACGAGGCAACCGCTGCCGCTGCAGCTCGACCACGACGGCTACTGCCGGGCGCTGGGGCGCTGTGAGTGTGAGCCGGCCCCGCTGTTCGTCCCCGGGTACGTCTCGGCGACCCAGACGGCGGCGACGCGGACCATCGAGAAGCTGGCCCCGAAGGCCATCACGTTGTTCTCGCAGGGGGAGCTGCGGGGGCTGCCCGACGCAGTGCTCGAGGCCGCCGACGTCAAGTCCGCGCTGAAGCGTGGCGCCATCGTTTCAACCCGCACCGTCTCGCCCGGCGCAGCCGGGGGCAAGGAGCGTAGACCATGAGCACGTTCTCATCCAGTGACTTCCAAGTCCGCGAGGCGGACCCGGGCATCCCGTCGATCACCGGGCGCACGGTCGACATCGTGGGCCTGGTTGGCGTCTCCGAGCGCGGCCCGATCAACCAGCCCATGCTCGTGCAGAGCTGGGACGAGTACAAGCGGATCTTCGGGGGCTTCACCGCCAACGCGGACCTCGCGCTCGCCGCCTGGAACTTCTTCTCCGAGGTCGGCGACGGGGCGAAGGAGTGCTGGTTCAGCCGCGTCACCCACTACTCGGGGAGCGTCACGACCAGCGCCGCGGCGACCCTCACCCTCAACACGACCGACGTCGGCACCGTGGCCCTCCCCACCCTCAAGGTGGACGGGAAGACCCACGGCACCTACGCCAACGGGATCAAGATCCGGGTGGTCGACGCGACCGACGGCAACGCGGCCCACTTCGGCCTCCAGGTCGAGGTGCTCGGGGTCGCGGTCGAGGTCTTCCAGAACCTCTCCATGGACGACGCCGACGCGGTCAACTACGTCGAGACGGTCGTCAACATGGACGGCACCGGCTCCAGCCTGGTCAAGGTCACCGACCTCGACGCGGGCCTGACCCCGGCGCAGCAGCGCCCGAAGAACGTCCTGTCGGCCTACATGACGGGCGGCCTGGACGGCCTCGTCGGGATCGTGGACGCCGACTACACCGGCGACTCCTCGGCCAAGACGGGCCTCTACGCGCTCGACTCGGTCGAAGGCCTGGACCTGCTCGTGGTGCCGAACCGGGCGACCGCTGCGGTGCACACCGCGATGGTCAACTACTGCGAGGCGACGCGCGGCGGCAAGTGCTTCACGATCCTCGACCCGCCCTCGATGTACGACAAGGCGGCCATCGTCACCTACCTGGAGACGACCGCGGCCCTGGCGGGGACCACGCAGAAGGCGACCATGTACTGGCCGCGCCCGCGCATCACCAACCCGTCCACCAGCATCTACGGGACCGGGCTCACCGTCGCCACCGCCTACTCGGCGGGGTTCGCGGGCTTCTACTGCCGCGTGGCGGCGGCCTCGCAACAGGGCAAGTTCACGCAGCCGGCCGGCATCAGCTACCCGCTCCGCGGGGTGGTCGGCTTCGAGGGCGAGGACGACGCGCTCACGCAGCCGCACGCGGTCCGGCAGAAGGAGACGCGGGACTACGTGTTCCCGCACCGGATCAACCCGCTCCGCAAGGACCGCCGCACGGGCTACTACGTCGACGGCGAGTACGGCTTCAAGGCCGGGAAGCACTGGCCGACCGTGGGCGAGGCCCGGGGTGCCATCTACGTCGAGAAGTCCATGGAGGACGGCCTGCAGGTGGCCCGCCACCGCGACAACAACGACCGGCTCCGCGAGGAGTGCCGGTCGACCGTGTGGGCGTTCCTCAAGCAGGAGTGCGATAAGGGCTGCTTCATCTCGCTGGACCCGGCGCTCGCCTTCTTCGTGGACTTCGGCGTCGGGCTCAACACGCCCGCCGTCATTCGCTCGAACAAGATCAAGGGTCGCGTCGGCATCGCGACCAACGCCCCCGCCATCTTCGGGGAGGTGGAGATCAGCCAAGACACCCGCGCCTACGACGCCGCGGCGGCGCAGGGCTAGCCGGCGGGGACGCCGCCAAGGAGAACGCACATGGCAATCACCGGACAGCCCAAGACCTTCTACAGCTCGCGCAACTTCCGCGTGCTCATCCCCGGGGTCGGCTCAGCCGACTTCTCGAAGATGGACTGGGCGGGGCTCGAGGCGGAGGTCGCCGAGCACTACGAGGGCGCCTCGGTCGTGCCCGCATCGCAGTTCGTGGGCAAGCAGAAAGTGAACCCGGCCACGCTGGAGCGCGGCGTGACCGACTCGACCGACCTCTACGACTGGTTCCTCCTGTGCTCGAACGCGGCCGCCACGCGCGGGCTCAACGAGGAGAAGTACAAGCGGGAGGTCACCGTCCAGCAGCTTGACCACGAGGGCGTGCCGAAGTTCGGCTGGGTCTTTCACGAGGCCTTCGCGCCCAAGTTCGAGCCGACCTCGGGCGGGTTCGACTCCGAGGGGGGGAAGCACGCCATCGAACGCGTCACCATCCACTACAAGTGGGCGGAGCGCATCACCTTCTAGCCACGCTTGACGGCGCCTCGCCTGGGCGCCGGGAAAGGGGAATCGTACCATGTCAAAAGTGATCACCTGTCCGTCCGGGCTGCAGGGGGAGATCCGCACGCTGACCGGCGCGGAGCTGAAGTTGTTCGGCAACCGCAAGCTCGCGCGCACCGGGCAAACCTTCACCGACATCCTCAAGGGCTGCTGGCTCGCGACCGTCGATCCGGGGCCCTACGGCAAGTCGGGGACCGACGCCGCGGGCAAGGTCCCGCCCCCGGACTGGTCGAAGGTCCTGACCGGGGACTTAATGTTCGCCTTCATCGAGATCAGGAAGCTCGGCTGGGGCAGCCCCTACGACTTCACCTTCCAGTGCGCGAACCGCTCGTGCCGGCAAGACCATCCCGACAGCACCGCCTGGTCGGTCCAGCTCGACGACCTGAAGGTCCGCGTGCTGACCCCCTACCTGCGGCGCGCCTTCATGGACGGGAACCGCGTCCCCTACATGTTTGGGGGCGTGCCCGTCGCTTACCGATTGATGACCTGGGCGGACGAGCGCGAGGCGGCGGGGCACCTCGAGCGGTACGGCGAGGACGACGACAACCGCGTCCTGGCCGCGATGGCGGAGCGGCTGGTCGAGGTCGAGGGGAACCCGCTGGCGCGGCTGGACCGCATCGAGTGGCTGAACGGCATGCCCGCGCCCGACATCACCGACTTCCAGGAGCACCTGCTCGAGACCGACCCCGGGCCCGTGACCGGCATCGACGTGCAGTGCAAGTTCTGCAAGGGGCTGATCCACATCGACCTCCCTTTCGGCGAGAGCTGGTTCAAGAGGGCGCGAAAGGCCCCGCCCTCGGGGGACTCTTCGGCGGGGAGCGCGAGTACGACGAGCTAGCGTTCCTCCTCAAGTACCACCAGCACGGGGGCTCCGGGCTCCACATCACGCTCGACGAGATCGACGGCATGGACGTCGAGCGCATCCGTTGGTGGCTCGACCGCCTGATCCATCAACGCGAGGAAGAGGCCCGGTCGATCCGGCACGGGCACGGGCGCGGGGGCTGACCCCTTCCCGCCAGGGCGGGGTCGGTGTACCATGTGGAGCTAGGAGTCACGCGTGGCGATCACCGACCTGGGTCTAGGGTTCACCATCAGCGCGAAGGACGAAGCCTCCTCGGCCATGAGCAAGGTCGAGCATGGCTTCGACAAGATGGAGAAGGCCGCCGATCATGCCGGGCAGGGCATCGGCGAGGCCATGGCGCGGCTCAAGATGGGCGTCATGGAGCTGGCGATCGAGGGCGGACCCCTGGGCGGCCTGTTCAAGATGGCGGAGAAGGCGGCGGAGTTCAGCGACACCATCGAGCACGCCGGCCTGCGCACCGGCATGACCGAGCACCAGATGGAGAAGATGCGCGACGTCGCCCTGGACGCCGCTCTGAAGGGGACCGCCGTCAGCGCCCTCGAAGCGGGCGAGACGATGGAGACGTTCACGAAGTGGGGGCTGAACGCCAACGACGCGATGACCGCCCTCCAGCCCGCGCTCGCCCTGGCCTCGGTCTCGTTCGGCAAGCTGTCCAAGCCCGAGGCCGCGAAGACCCTGGCGATGCTCATGCGCCAGTTCAAGATCGGGGCGGACGAGGCGGGGATCACCGTCGACAAGATGACCGTCGGCATGCAGGCGTTCAAGGTCCCGGTCGAGGAGATCCCCGAGCTGCTTCGCGGCGTCGGCCTGGGGGCGCAGGCGGCCAAGGCGAGCTTCGACGACACGCTGATCACGTTGGGCCTGACCCGTGCCGGCGTGCCCGAGACGAGCCAGGCCATTCGCTCGGTCAACATGGCGATGATGCAGCTCGCCAGCCCGGGGATGCACAAGCGCATGCAGGCCGCGTTCAACGTCCCGCTCGAGGCCGGCGGCAAGATGCGCCCGGTCATCGATGTGCTCGGGGACATCGCCAAGAAGACTGCGGGGCTCAGCGAGGCGAAGCTGGCCGAGAACATGTCCAAGGTGTTCGGCCCCCGCGGGGTGGGCGGCATGAGCGTGATCATGGACACCCTGCGCAAGGGGATCACGACCACGACCGGGGAGACGGTCAAGGGGGCCGAGGCCATCGACTACTACCGCCAGATGATGGAGCACTCCGGCGGGGCCGCCGAGGGGATGCGGAAGAAGCTCCGCGAGGACTTCGACGTCCAGGTGCGGAACGTGACCACCAAGCTGTCGACCCTGGTCTCCATCGTCGGGCAGCCGCTCGAGAAGATATTCCTGCCGATCCTCAAGCAGATCGCGGCCGGGCTGGCGAAGGTCGGGCAGTTCATCCGCGAGATCCCCGAGCCGATCAAGGACGTGACGGCGAAGGCCGCGATCCTCGTTGGGACCCTGCTCGCGCTTGATGGCATCTTCAAGATCCTGGCCGCCGTCATGCCGATGGTGACAGCCGGCCTGGGTGGGATCGCCTTGACGATGGGGAAGGTTATGCTGGTCGGCGGACCCCTGATCCTGCTGGGGGCGGCGCTCTACTTTGCTTGGAAGAAGAACCTTGGCGGCGTGGGTGACTCAGTGACCGAGATGTTCGGAAAGGTGAAGCTCGCCTTTTCGGCGCTCTCCCAACTGGTTAGCCGCGGTTGGATCGACGAGAAGACCTTCAAGTCGCTCACCTCCGACGAGAACGCCGGCGTGCTCGGGTTCGTGCGCAAGGTGTGGCTGTGGGGGAACCGCATCAAGAACTTCCTCTCCGGCATGTGGGACGCGTTCCTCTCGGCCACCGAGAAGCTGGAGCCGGTGTTCGCCCGGCTCGGCGAGGCCTGGAACGTCCTCGCCGGAGCATTCGGGCTCAAGGCTGCGAACGACGTCAAGGCGAACGCGGCCGCGTTCGATCAGTTCGGCGCCGCCGGCAGCAAGACGGGGAGCATCCTTGCCTCCATCGCGGGCGTGGGGGCCAAGTCCCTGACGATCGCCTTCGAGCAGCTCGCGGGCTTCGTCACGACCCTGCGCGCGGAATGGCCCGAGATGAAGCGCGCCTTCCTGGAGGGGGTCGGCGCGTTCAAGATCCTCGCCGGGGTCATCACCGAGGTCAAATCGGCGCTGGGGCTCACGCGTGACGAGACGAAGCAGTCGGGCGAGTGGTGGGAGACGTTTGGGGGCATCATCGCTAAGGTGGCCAGTTCGGTCGCCACCAGCACCACGCGCATGTTGGCCCCGATTAGGATGTTCCTCACGGCGATCAAGTCGGTCGTGCTCGCCGCGGCGTACTGGTTCGGCAACCTCATCGACATGTTCAAGGGGGTGGGGGAGTTCTTCGCCGGGGCGTTTACCGGGAATTGGGTGCGGGCCTGGGCCGGCTTCAAGAGCATTATCGTCAGCGCCGTGCGCGGCATCATGGGTGTGCTTCTCTCCCTCGTCGAGGGCAGTCTGTCGGTGCTGAAGGTGCCCCTCAACATCATCGGCAAGGGTCACTTGGTGGAGGGCTGGCAGAAGTCGGTGACCGAGCTGCGCGGGAGCTTCCGCGCGGGAGAACGAGAGCGGATAGAGCCCGGCGCCGTGGGCCCGATGTCCATCGCGCAGCCCCTTACACCGGAGGGCCCCACGTCGATGCCGTTCGCGTCGTCCACCGAGGGAATCTCCACGGAGGCCATCGCGGCGATGAGTAACCAGAGCCATGCTGACCTGCAGGCCCTCCTCGTCGAGATCCGCAAGCGCGAGGCGATGAACGTGTCGCTCATGCTCGATCGGGAAAAGGTAGGAGCGGCGCAGGCGAGCTGGCAACGGGAAGAGGAAGTCAGCTCGTTCGCGCCCAACGTTTCGTTGGCTTCGGGGTACTGATGAGCACCATCGCCACCGCGCCGCCGCGCATGTACATAATGAACCTGGAGAACCAGGACCAACTGGAAGCCCAGTTCAACCCGCTGCAGTGGGAGGCGCAGATCGGCGTGACCTACGCCGACCTCACGATAGTCGGCAACACCTACCAGCCGCGGCACTTCATCACGACGGTCAACGATAAGGTGACCTTCGACCTGCTGTTCACCGCGGGGACGAAGACGGAGAAGGGCTACCTGAGCTTCGCCCAGCGGTTCGTGATGTCGGTCTGTCGCAAGTGGCGTGGGAAGCTCGCGCCCCCCAATGTCCTCTTCTCCTGGCCTGGCGAGGCGAGCATCGTGTGCAAGGTCGACAGCGCGAAGATCGGTCACAAGCGGTTCAACCAGCAGGCCGGCACGGTGGAGCTGGAGATCAAGGTCGACCTGACCGAGGTCCGCGACGCGCAGCTTTACGGAGACGACGTGATGGTCTACGGCTGGAACCGGGGCAGCAGCGTGAGCAAGGGGGGCTTCTGATATGCCGCCGGGAGCCAGCAGCCGCTATCTCTTCTGTGAGGGCATCGACGACGGGGACGGGAAGACCTACCTGACCACGGCCGACCCC